TGCCCGTAGCTGTCGGGCTGGATACGCGGAGATTGTTTGCCATGATCTCTAGAGAGGATGAGCCGCCTCCGCCGCCAGATCCGCAGTCTCCCCACGTCCCGTCACCCTTCCAGCACGTGGAAGAAGATGCCCCAGTTCCACTATTCAGATTCGTAACCGGCAGATTCCCAGTTACTTCGTTAGACGATGCAAGGTTTATTTGACCTGTGGATAGCTTATTGGTTGCGTCTGTTTTGACGGGGCGTGATGCTGAAATCCCTGTCACGGTGATGCTGTCCGTCGTTATCCCAGACGCGACAAGCAAGCCTCCCGTAACAGTGAACGAGGAGGAAACAGTCTTCTTCCCCGAGATGGTCTGATCCGTGTTTGTGTAGACGACTGTCGTTGGCAAATTGCCGGCAGGAAGTGTTCCGGTTACCTCAGAAGTCAAATCAATAGAGCTACCCAGCTTTGACACTGTTGAATCAAGCGCAATCTGAGCCGTAGCACCACCAGCAAGCGTGACGATGAAGTCTGTCCCGTTGAATACAAATCCCTGAGTAGGGCTTGATATTCGGACTGATCCGTCAAATACGCCTATAGGCGCGGCTGTCCCTGAGGCGGTTGTGGTTGGAGTTTCCCAAGTCAGACCACCGGCTCCGTCAGTTTTAAGAAATCCGCCGCCCGTCTCAGATATCGGAAAGTAATAGGTTACGCCTTTGATTGTTACCGTGCTGACCGTAATTCCGGGAACACTTAAATTGAGCGTGCTTGTTGAATAGATGAACTGCGTATCCCCAGAAAACTGACCATTCTTATTGACTTGGACTGCACCATTTCGAGAACCGCCGGGGAAGGTGACAATGGTATTAACTGCCGCGTTAGCCTGAGCAATCGCCAGAGCAAAGAAAGACGAAACAAGGAATTTTTTAATCATGGTTTGCTTCCCTTCTGGCATAAAATCGGAGTGGGCATTTCACCCACTCGCACCGATTTCCGTCGGTGTCCGGTTTAGTTACTGATTAGGTTCCAGACCGACCGATAACGATCAGTTCTGCTCCTGCGCCAGTCCAGTCAGTCGCGGCAGTTCCAGCGGCGGCAGTCGTCACAACAGTGATGACAAGCCCCGAGAACGTCGCGAAGATTCCGGCCAGAGCCGCGTCGTATCCAGCCGTAAGGCTAGGCACAACCGCGAGGATTTCCGTGATGCCGTGAGTCGCCAGAGTCAGCGTTACGGTGTCGCTAGCAGAAGCCGGGGTGATTGAAAGTTTCAGGACTTTGTAATCACCGGCGAATTCAGTTTTGCCAGACAATGTTCCAGTAATAGCTCCCATAGTTCCCCCTTAGAGTGCGGCGGCCGCATCGACAGCGATAACGCCAAACTCTTTCGAGTTAAACATCGCTTTCTGCAGACCACCGATAAACGACGCCGCAACGCCGTCTTTGTTGCCGTAGTCGAACTTCTCGAGCGCAATCGCTTCTGGGTTGGAGGCTTCAGCCATCAACACGGCCTGACGACCGCACAGAAGGTTTCGAGCGCAGTCAACAGCGCAGTCGATACCGGTAGCCGCACCGCGGAAGCTGTTACCAGCGACCGACACGTCCAGCCAAGGCACAAATTCGTTCTCGATCAGGAGAACATTCGACCAGTAGCCAAGCGCGCCACGGAACACGGGGTTCTTTTCTCCGCGAGTCTGAGCGTTCTGCTGTGCAGTTTTCCAATCGCTCGATTTGCGGATATCGCGTGCAGACAACGGGTGGAGGAACATCACATAGAAAGACTCGCCATTAGATTCCAGAGGCTGAATCTGAGGGTTGGAGAGTTTCGCCAGAGTGGCGGCGTTCGTCACGGTGTCCAGCGTCATGGTGTTCCCAGACGAGAGGGCATCCGTTCCGCCGGTATTCACGCACAGATAGCGAGCGCCAGTGCCAGCCGCTTCATCTGCATCGGGAATATAGTCCGGGGTGTTAGACCAAGCCGCGCGACCACCAATAACGACACCATTCGTATCAACGAGGGTCGTGTTGGTAACTCCGCCCAGCTTCAGGAAGATCTGGCGGATCGTAAACTCGCGCATCCAAACGCGCAGATTTTCACGGGCCGTTTTGATCTGGTCATAAACAACTTTCTGAGCATCCAGTTTGCCCTTCAAACGAACGGCATTCCGGATCTGGTCAATGGCAACCTGTTCGGAATAAGAGTTCATCGACTCTTCATTTCCTTCGAGTTCGTCATCGCCAGAAACGCCATCACCGGAAAGGCGAGTCACCAGACCGAATGTCTGAGCGTCCCCACCCTTTTTCTGCAACTCTCGACTTACTTGGACAACATTATTCGAGTCCTCACCAACAAACTGAAGCACGTTCTTTACGTCACGCATCACATCGTCAAGAAGATCCTTCGACCATAATTCTTGACGAAGCGCGTCAATACTGATTGTGTTAGCCATAAGCTAACCTCCTAGGGTTAACCCCGCAGGAGCTTTGCGTAACGGTCTGGATGTTTTTCACGGAACTTTTGACGTTCCACAAAAGACATTTTGTTCAGCGATGAAAGATCAACGTCCTCGACTGAGATCGTCCGATTGCCACCGCCGCCCTGAACCGATGCACTAGAAGCCCTACGTTGGGTGTTTTCTTCTATGCGCTTCATCTGTTCGGGCGTTACGCGGCCCCCGTTTGCCTTTTTCGGGTCGTCAGACTTCCCGTCTTTGTCGGATGCGTCTCCGTGAGTTTCTGCTTTTTTGCCGAAATCGGGGTGCATCGATCCGATCTGCGCGGCGTGTCTATCGTCTAGATCACGTTGGTCTGCTGTTTCGTGGGCAATCTGTAGCTCTTTGACCAACTCAATCACCTTGTCGCGCTTCCATTTCTCAGGAATGCGGTCATTAAGATTTTTGAGAAGGTCTTTCCCTTTTTCGACTGCTTCATCAAAGTCGGGATAAATTGAACGGACATACTGCTCCTGAGTCATTACAGCCTCGCTCACAGACTTCTGACGCGACTGCATTTCGTCGTTCTTTTTCAGAATCTCTTCCTGCTCTTTTTTCTGAATCTCGCGCCACTGCTTGAGCGTCAAAGGCTTGTCTTCTGGATCAATAGGGTCGCCGAGTTCGTCAACTTCCTTCGGCTTCATCGCTTCAATGGCTTTTAACTGCGCCTCTAATTCCTGAGCGCGTTTCTCTGCAGATTTGCGTGCTTCTGCTTCAATCTGCCGCTGTTGCCGCTCGTTTTTCATGCGGAAATACAGGCCACGCTGAGGAGTACCCGGCCCAAACGTGTCCAGATAGACCTTCTCCTGCTCAGGTGTCATCGTGAAATCTGGTAAAGAAGGCTTTGCTTTTTCTGACTTGTCATCGGTCTTCTTTAGCTCTGCCGGATCTTTTGTTTCTTCCGTCTTCTGTTCCGTCTCTTCCTCTGTTTTCTTTTTTGTCGCGATCATCCCTCGCTTTTCGGCAGAATCAAGTTCTGCCGCGCTCCATCCCTTAGACCGCAAATCTTCACGCGTCGGAGCCGTAGGTGTCGGATCTGACGTTGCTGTGTTTGTTTCCGTTTCTTTGACTTCAAACGTTTCTGCAACTGCTTCCATTTTGTTCTCCTTCGGGCTTTGCCCGTTAATCCCATGAAAAAGGGCTGGACAAAGTGCCTTTCGGCACTTAATCCAGCCCTAAAACTGGGGTTTATTCGGTAGAGTTTTAGGCTCTTAAATCCGGAGCTACCGGAACCCGTCTAAATGATTTCGCTACTTATCGGCGCGGGTTAACCCAGCCGCCGTGTCCTTTGTTCATGCGTCTAGACCAAACCTGATCCTTAGACGCTTCTCCGACGATAATCTCACCGTCTGGCGACTCAAAAAACTTTTGACCAGCCGGAAGCGGATAATTAAGAGCTTTCCGGGATTCGTTGATGTAGACCTGATCCGGATTCTCAACAGCCAAAACCTTTTTCGGCATAGGCTCTGATGCAACAACTTCCGCAACGTGTGTTTCAAATGAGCTGATTGCTTCCACATTCACAGACGTAAACGTCTGATTTTCTACTGGCTGAACCTTCTTAGGACGACCTCTAGGCATTTGGATTCCCCTTTGCCGCATTTGCGGGTGGCATACCTGCTCCGGCCTGTGCCATCGCTTGCGCTTGACGTATTGACGACAAAATCTTGTTTTTAGTCGATGAAGGAAGCTCTGATTCTTCGACAAGAATGTCCGGAGGTATCAGTCCCGGATACGTCGACGCGATATCGCGCACTTCCTGAGCATTTGCCATGCGCTGAGTCTCGCTCGATACGCCTTCGCCGACAGAAACGTTGAACTTCTCAAGGTCTCCAGAAAGAACCTCTGCAATGGCGATCTCTGCCATTTCCGTGTCGTATTTCATCGGCTGACCAGTCTTTGGATCTTGGATAGGCTCAGGCTGGCCTGTGAGTTCGTTCAAAATTGTCGGAGCCGGGAAGTTTTTAATCAAGAAAGCTTCTCCGAGTACCTGTTTTGCTGTCTCTGTGTCGTAGATTCGGCCTAGCTGAGACAAAAGAAACCGACCAGCAATGATCCTAGAGCGCGAAAGGTTGTCGAATAGCTCCTGAATCATCAAAAGACCCTGCTTCTGACGCAAAGCAATGGCCCTTCCTGAGTCGTTACTCTGCTGTGTGGCTAGAAGATCGGAATTGATGCCTAACTGAGCCTTAATGGCCTCTGCGCTCTCTGCAGATAGGGCCGCATGAGCTGTAGACAACTGCATCGGCTGAATGCGCTGTGGGATCTGTTTCCCTGATTTGTATTCAAGATTGATACCCGGAACAGAACCAAACGCTTCCACTTTGTCCGGATCAACCCAGACGTTTTCCTCTGCCAGCCATCCAGAGTTAGCCGTCGAGTTCAAATGCCGGAGCATCAGCATTTCGGCCTTGTTGTGCTTCTCTTGCACCCCTTTTACGCCATGCACTACTCCCTGAACAAGCAAATGACGGTCATCACCCGTCAAAGGGGCCGTAGAGAAACGGGCGAAATACGGGACAAAGGGGTATTGCTTCCACTTCGGATAGAACCATGCTCGCGCATCTTCTAGCGGATCTTCAATGCCGGGGACATGAGCAAAACACCAGATTTCAGGCACTTTGCGTTCAATCAGCATAAAGCGTTCCGGATTTCGCTCCGGAGGAGGCGGTGGCAATGCTCCAGCCATCGTCAAATCGGCAATCATCTGATTCGGATCAACTGGCCCCATCATCGGATCTGGCGCGTTTGTCATCAGGGCGTTCTGGACTGCCATGTCGTATCCCTGCTGATCGGAGACGATCTGATTCTGGTAATTGGCAATAAACTCTTCGGCTTTGTCTCTGTCTTCAGCCTGTTTGATTTCTCCGGTTTCCTTGTCGGCAATAAAGAAAGTCTTAACCCACTTTTTGTAGTAGCGTTCGATCAGGTCGAATGAATTCTCGCCTCGGCTTCCTGTGTCAGAATCTTCACCAGATCCGTCCTTAGGATAGTCTCGTCTCTGATTGTGCTCTTCTCCATCTCCGAGCAATGCGTCAATATCAAGCCGACCGCTTCCGGCCTTTTCGATAACTTTCTTTTTCTTTGGAAACAAATTGATGAGATCGTCGATAGGAATGTCTTTGACGATCTTGTAAACATATCGACAATCGCGAAAATCGTATTCAGTGAATCCGGGCTCAGGGAACACCAGATTGCTGTCCAGCTTACGCCAGCAAGGCTTCCCGTTGAGAATGTTGTCCGTGTAGTCCAGCCACAGCTCTAAATGGCTTTCACCGCACGTAACACCGTCTTTGAACTGGTCTGACGATTTATATTGAAAGTCTGAATTCTTGATTGAGTTTTTGAACAGGTAAGAGGCGATCTCGGCTTTGATGCCGTCCTCTTCACCCTCTGGGAATGCTTTAAAATCTGTCCTGTTCTGACGCTCAAGGCCAGTTAACAGGTAGATATTTGGTGCTATTCGATTGTCAGTGATAGGCTTTACGTTTGCCGATTTGAGCGTTTCAACATCGGATTTGTCCCACTGTTCACCAAGTGCGAATAGAAAATCTTCTTTTTGTCTTTTGATGAGTTTGCTTTTGGCTGAATGAGCCGCACGCAAATCTGCCATCGACTTCTGAACTGTCAGTTCGTTTTTTCGGCTCATACCGCTTTCAATATCTTTGGTTTCATTGCGGCTTCGCGCATGGCTTTCTTTCGTTCGATGAGAAGAATGGATTGACGTTTATCGACAGCTTCTTTCAGCCATTTCTGATTAAAGAGCGCACGGAGTTTCGATTTCCACGACGATAAAACGTCTTCATAGGCAATCATCCGAGTGTCAAGGAATTCAAACTGCTGAAGTAAAAGCATGGTGCGCTTCGCGCTTGCTTCGTGCATTTCGTAGATGCGGTCATCTCGCATATGAGCCACTATTCGCAACCGATTGAATTTCGTCTATTGTTTTTTTTGGAAGTTTCGTTTCCTGCTTAAGTCTGATCTGACCGGCAATCCATACACCGATAGCAAAAGCAAAAACGATGAAGATTACAGCTTCACCCTTTTTTGATTTGGCTATGCGCTCAAACTCTTTATCCATGCTCTCCTCGATGCTTCTGTGCTTTCGGATTCTCTTCATGTTGTTTCTGGTAAGAATGAGATGCTTTTCTTTTGTTTTTGAGTTCGGCGATTCGTAGCTGGCATTCATCCCAACAGCCCAAGTGCAGACGGTCGGCTTTGAAGTCTTCGGTTGTAGCTTCTCGCGTATTTATCAGGTTGGATTGCTGATATTCCGCGACGAGTGAAGTCTAAGGCCGTCGCGAGCGTTCGGAACGCGTCCGCCGCGTTCGACGACCAGTCGTGATACGGTTGGTTGAGGTACGTTTTCCGCTTTTCGTCGTATTGTTTGCGGTAGTTTTTGAGGGCATTGAGACCGTCTCTGCACCTGTCAGAATCGAACCAAACCTTCGGAAACAGTCCACGCACAGCGTCGATCCCATCAATGATGGGTAACTTAGGAGCAACATCGAAATTAACTCCCAAGGCTGAAGCTGTGTCTTTCCGGCTTTTCCCAGTTGTAAGTTCCCGAACTTCAATATCGTGCGGAGCGGTGTGTTTGCCATAAACGTATCCTTTCTCTCTCATCTTCCCGATGTAGTGTGGGAGTCCCTGTCCGGACGATTCATAGAAATCAATCACCCGGAGTTCCTGCCCGATTGACTGCGTAAACCATATCGACATTCGGTCATTGATACCCAAGTCCCACCAAGTGTCGACGGCTATGCGTGGCTCATGTGGGACATTACCTATCCGTCCTTCTGCATACGCTTTCGTTATGTTCTCGGCGTAATAGGCTCCGGCAATCGGAACGCTAAAATTGCACTCATATTCCTGCTGATAGAGAGCGTCAGACCCGTAAAGCCGGATGATCTCCGTGCGTTCGTTGTCAAGAACATCTTGCGGAATAGCTTTTGTCTCGCTGGCCTTGTCCATCTGACAGTGCCAGTTCACTGGATCACTCTTTGCCAGTTCATAGATGTGATAGAAGTGATTCTCTCCGCGCACTGTAGATGCAAAGATCGCCCATCCGCCGTTCTCAGCCAGAATCGGGCGAATGAAGCCCCACGCTACCGGGTCTTGCAAGGCATACTCTGAGAAGACCACCCCCACCGGATTAGTCCCGACGATAGAATCAACCTTGTCAGACCCGACTAGCTGGAACATTGAACCGTTCGTGAATCTCAGCTTCATTTCCGTTTCGTTTGGCTTTCCGTCAATCAACTCTTTCGGAAAGTGATCCATGAATCGCTTGCCGTCTTTATCGATTCCGTCCCAGATAACACGGCGAGCCTGAGCGAATGTCGGGAAGATGTAGTAATACACGCCGACACGCTGAACCATGCTTTTTACAGTGTGGTTTAGAAGCGTTTTATCCTTCCCACATCGTCGATGAGCCGCCCAGACTGCGCGGAGTTTCCCGCTGTCCATTGCACGTAAAAGCGGGATCTGGTAGGGGCGGGGCTGATATGCGTGGGGGACGGTGATATTCATTCTATCGGGACGAATGGGTCATGCCAATTTAAAAAACCGCCTTGATCTGTTCCGTACTTATCTGCCATTCGTAACCACCACTCACGACGCTGTTTTCTATATTTCTCTGCCCTGATATCTGAAGACGACAGTTCTTCTTCCGTCGCAATGTAATTCGCTTGCAATGTGAAGAATAGGGCACGAGAATAAAATTCCTGCAACATAGTCCCTAGATTCTTTCTAGAGGTCTTTATTAAGTCGCTCTCGATTTCACTCATGCTTTGGAGTAGTTCACTATCTGAACTGTCAGAGGGCCGCCTCCTTCGCCGCTTACTTCTACAGCCTGAGCGGGTTTCCCAAACGTCCGATCAGACAAAAACTCCGTAGCCTTAATTCTGTCGCTGATCTTCGGGCGCAATTCATAAATAGTTCCTTCTTTGTCGATATGTTGCTCAGGCTCAATCCCCGCCGCCACACGTCCAATAAATTCGAGAAGTTCGTATTTGTCGAGGATCTCAGCGCATTTCTTTTTGTACCAGTCGGGTTTTGCCCCTGCACCCTTCCGATATCCACCTTTTGCTGGCTTTGCGCCGCTGTTGAGGAGGCCTTTAGGCTTCATAAAAAAAGGCCCTCTACGCTGTGGGACGTAGAGGGTTGCGTGAACGACAAAATAGAAATGCGCTGGCTCATGGTTGTCATGGGCCGTTCACGCAAAACGAGTTTATTGGATTAGCGTTTTAGGATAAAGGGTTTTTATTGGAAGATTGAACTAATACCGCTTCCCATGCTTCCGTGGTCTTGTCAAATTGATAGCGTGCTTCCGAGCGATCTCTGATTCCAAGTCGTAACCAAACCCTTCGGCAAGATCAAACAATCGAATCACAGCGTCTGCAATCTCTTCTCCGATGTGTTCCTTGTCGCCTTGTCTATCGGCTTCCACGGCTTCCGCACACTCCGTGACGACAAGCATCATCGCCTGAGCGAATGGCGGGGTTGTGTCCCAGAAGCCTTTGCTGACTGCGTTTGCGTGTATTTCTTTTGGCGTAATCATGTGTTTTCCTCTAAATAGCGCACCGCTTTTTTAAGAATTGACGGGTCATCTTTAAAATACCCCATTCCTACATTGCATCTCTTACATAGCAACCCGCGTATCTTTCCGGTTTTGTGATCGTGATCTACGTGCATAACAGCTTCTCTCGCGCTTCCATGTTTCCATTGCGCATCAGCCTTTAAATTCTGCTCATCTATAGAGCAAATCCAACAACGCATCCCTTTATGCTTTGCCAATTCGGACAAAATTCCGTCGCGAATACTAATTCCGCGTTTCACTTCGATTCCCCTCCACCTTTAGGAACGCAAGGCAGATGGCCATGGGGGCGGTGTCGGCTTCTGCCTTAACTTTTTCGTTTACGGAGAAATGGACTAACTCAACACGCGCTTTGTAGCAATCTTCAATAGTCACAACAAATGACTGCGTTTTCAAATGTTCCACAATCTCCCACGCCGCTGAGATGTCGGTGCAGTAGTCTGGAAGAGATTGCTCAATTTCGCCATTAGGGGATTCGAAACAAGGCACACGATCTACGACAGTATGGCCCAATGGATCAAAAAGAAACTTCCACCCCAGCTTCCGCGCCACCTTCTCATTGATCTCTTTGTTTGTCATCTGATTCCCCTTGTGATTCCCCGTCTGTTGTAGGCTACCCACTACGGCGTGGCGAAAAGTCGTCATCGTCTCCACGTTGCCATGATTCTTAACTTTCTATTTTCTTCTTCCAGATCAGCCACGCGCTTTTCGAGTTTTTCGATCTTCGCTTCAACTGTCTCAGGGCAAGGACACCACTTTAATCCAGATACACAATAACCCTCTGGTACATTTTTCATTGGAGTGTTTAATGGGAGACAGGCATCAGCCCCACCCACCCCCGCGACCAAAGCGCACAGAATCAAGGCTCTAATCATTTCGTATCCTTGCATTGAACCCCATGCTTTTCCGTTGGTCCACAGTTAAAAAGGCACAAAGAAACGCATCCTGAAAGAAACATACCGACGACAAGCATCATTATTATTTTCATTTCCCAGCCTCCAGTTCCTTCGCTTTGGCGCGGCACCAGTTCGCTATAGATGCCCCGCAATTGCTTTTTGTTAGGCACTCGGTATCCGTGCATCCATTGTGATTGTTGGCTTCTTCCATAGCCATCTCCAGCCCCTTTAGCGTGCCTTCTTTGAATTTATTCTCACAATGCGGAAGCTGACACGGTGGCATTCTCAAACAGTTGATTTCCTGTTGGAGTCGCATTCTATCTTCGTTGATTTCCCGCACCGCCTCGTCGAGGGCTTGTTCAATCTCTCTAATGCACTGATCGGCATCTGGCGCAGTCTCTCCAGAAATCAATTCAAACACGCTCTCCGCCCGAGTCCGGTTTGGTGTCATAGATACACCTCATATTCCGTATGCCCTAGTTTCCACCAGCGATTATTTGGGCAGATGGCCCTGTAGTTGTATCTCGGTGCTCCGTCGTTTTGGTCATAGCTCCAAACAAACCACTCAAGCACGCAAGCCGCCCCGCACGTGTAGCAGAAGTGCATTTTATTCAGTGTCGGGTGCATCCTATTTCTCCCCTTCGAGCGCGGATTTCTCAAGTGCCTGTCTTGCGACTTTCATCAGGATTAATGGATGCCCGTCGCCCTGAGCATAAGCAATCTTCTCCAACGCCCCGCGCAGCCGCGCATTTTCGGATTCCAGATTCTTCAATCTTTGCAGAGCATCATCTAGTTCAAAAAGTAAACTACTCATCCCCGCGCCCTCCTTTACATACCTTCAAATGCTCTTCCGTCGGGAACATGAGCTGACATTTATCGCATGGCTGCTGAATGTCCTCGCCCGTCTGCTGGAAGGGCTTCAAAGCGGCCTGTAGCTCTCTTCCGCTCGTCCCGTCGTCCCAACCGATCAGAGCCACTGCCTTATCTGCCGCCTCCACGACTTTGAGCGCGGCGAGGGCTGTGGCGAGAAGACGCTCAAAATCTTGACGATCAACAATCCAAGTCTCCCCTGGTAATGGGATGTCATAGGCATCGTTCGGAAGCGAATCTTTCCAATGCTGAATCTGATCCACCGTCAACAGTTTGGGGGGATTCATCGGATTATCACGTGTGCGTCTAGCCAGCAAACGAGCCTAACTATCTCGACAATCCAAAAAAAGGCTATCGATAAACGGATAAATAAATCGTCGCACTCGTGATTCACGCCCCCACCTCCCCGGTTCCTTTGCGGCGGGAACGGATTCCAGCCGCATAGGCATTACCATTTACATTGTTTGATGTTTTCTTTTCCAGATATCGGCGATTTGTACTTAGCACTGTTACTTCGTCGTTCTCTTCGCAAAGTTTCGCGCACTCCTCATTCTCGTCCGCTCTCCCGAGTTCGTAGGCGGAATTAACAGCGCTGGAAAGTACCATGCTCATCTTCTCTGGATCATCGTTTGCGTTTTTAACTACGTAGGCAAATATCTCCGCCAGCTTAGGGTTCGTCATCTCGCCGCCTCTTTCTTGTGGATACTCACTGAAATATCCGTTCTTGTTGTAATCGTTAATCATTTCTTCGCCTTCTTCGGTTTGCGGGGGCATTCCAAAACATATTCAAGGCTTGCTTTGCGTCCAATCCAGTATTCGTCTGACGGATTCATTTTCAATGCGTCATTAACCATCTCAAGGTCTTCTCTAATTTCCTTCTCGCTTCTCATGAGTCCTCCTAAAGTGTGGCGACGCGGGATCGGTAACCGTTTAACCCCAATGGTCTCCGCGTCACCATATTTTCGACTGTAGGCCGGACTTGCACCGGCTGTAACTCAGGGATCAATTCTGAGCCGGTGAGCTGAAACTGGCATCAGGCCTCACTCAGTTGCCAACGCCGGACTTGCCAATTGTCCAGCACGTGTCATCTCGCCACGCCGCTACAGTCATATTTGTGCCGTCTTGGTAGGGAACCTCACCCGTTTTAAAGGCTATCCACTACGCGCAAGACGGCAAATCATTTGTCCTTAACGCCCCCCATCTTCTCGCAGAGATCCGCCAACTGCCACGACTCCCAGTTCTTATATCCATCATCCGTAAGTCCATCGTTCTCAAACCGAGTCCTTCTCATTAGGAACATTTCATAGTCGCGCTCCGCTCTCCGCTTTACGTCTTTTAGCCACTCGCGCTGCTTGCGGGTGAGTTTCATTTGCTTTTGCGCTCCTTGCCCCAGCACACCCCATTCCATATCCTGTAAATCTGCGACGTGTGAATTCCATATTCTTTTGAAAGAAACTTCGCTGTAAATGAAACGGGCCTAGGCTTTAGGCTTTTGATTCTTTTTATTTGTGATTCGCTTAGCTTTGTCATTTCTTTAAATTCCACGCCTTCAAGCCTTGATAAAAATCAATCAATATCGGCAAAAATAAAACCACAAAAACAAACGAAAGCATCAACCCAACACCAGCAAAAATATAAAGCGAAAACTTCTCAAGCGTCATTTGTTCCAATCCTCCAGACTCGTTTAATTGCTTTGTAAACAACCCACACTTTTACGCCGAACTTAAAAGCTATGGCCTTTGCATTACCTCGCACGTATGCTTTTGCAATCTTCATGTCCCGCGAGATCGTGCTGGGCCTTGCCACTAGATACTCCCGCCGATTTTCACCGGCTTGAAAATTCCGCATCTTTCAATTTCTGCTTTGACTTGCTCTACAGAATCAACAATCGCCGCGCACCCGCCATCGGCCCGAATCATTTCTATTCGCTCAACCTGTTTTGGCCTGATTCGAGCTTTTGCGCTTCCTTTGCGTTTTGGACGCTTAACTTCAAACCAGAAGGGGGTTATCCCATCTTGGTGGTAATAGCCGCTTAAATCGGGGTTTCCGGCTTCAGAAACCCCCATCCAGCACCCGCACCGGTAGCACTTTGGGACTCTTTCGATATTTCGGAAGACTCGCGCCCCTGTTGCTTCCAGATACGCCCGGATTTGTTTTAAAACGTCCTCTTCTGTCAAAACCGGTTCAAAAATTCCACGCTCTGATAAGGCAACTTTCTTACTCCGCACCTTCGGCCTCCGATATCGGAAGTTTTAAAGAGTCTGCTTCCGGGCACACAGTCGAATGTAAAACGTATGCGGTTCGTTCACCCTCTGACGTTAAGGCACGACGCGCTACCAGAGGCCCGGAATATCGATGCTCCTCGACGTTGTAGACGGGAGCGTTTGCGTCCAGAGTAAATATCGATCCGCTGACAGCATCGGAACACAGAACAACCGGACGACCGCAGTATTTGCAGTTTGTGTTCATGCGATCATCCGTAACTGATCGCCTTCTGGCGGGATGCACCGATACACGTTCTGGCTGGGTGTTTCTCCGCGCTCGACGGTTATCACGTAGCCCTGTTTTCTGAGATCAGAAAAACGGCTAGTGCATTTGTATCCCCACGTATGACCGAGCATATATCCGAGTGTCATTTTCCACCCGTTAGCTTGAAAAGCGTTCACAATTTCCTGACATTGCGTTTTCATTTCGGAATTCCTTTCCCAAGTCCGGAAAGAATCATCCGAACTTCTTCCGGGGCGATAATTTCATCGTCTTTTGGGCGATCTTCAACGTACGGCTTCGACGGATATACGGCAACGGCGGGCTTTACAGGGGCAATGAATCCGTTACGTCTCCACGTCCTGACGGCGGCTCGCCAGTCTTTCATCGGCTGGCCCTGCTTGTACTGCCATCCTCGAGCCTCGTAGTGATCGACAAACTGCAGGCCGTCAATCGCAAATCCGATTTCTTTGCCGTAGGCCGTGACTTCTTGGGCCGAAGGCTTAGAAAATCGCGCGGTTGCCGCTTGCGGCGGTGTTGTATTTGGTTTGGTATGGTTGGGTATGGTTGGGTTGGGTAGGGTAGCCTCAGATTTACCGCCGCTTATCCGCCGTTTTACCGCAGATTTACCGCCGTTGATCTGCCGCTTCTTCCTTCTTTCGTTTCTCCGTCGATCATAGACCAATCTTCCAGCCCTTTCCAGCCACCCATGAACAACCAAACCATCCAAAAATCCGACCTCTTGCAGGGCCTTCACAAACGCACCCTTTTCACCACTCCAAAACACTATTCGTTCGACTTCTTCAACACCCCACGCGCTTAAATCGGCATCTTTCCAAGCGTTGCGAAGCGTGAAATGCCACATGGCATGAAGGTGTCCAACGGCTTGCGGACGCGATATGCCTAGGGCATGGCAAAGCCGTATCGTTTTATGGTGTTCCCAAACGTCATCATGTGATTCGATCCAAGCCAATTTATGCCCCTTTTTGGTTACAAGTATTACGATCAAGTGACAGCAAAAAACTGGATTGATCCGCTGTCGACATATCCAAAGGCGCGGAGGACAACACACTCCGCGCCGCCTGATCCATAGCGTCGAGTTTTGCGCGTAAGGGATGCGCGTCTCGCTCTATCATTCGCCTAGTCCGTCCGTTTTCAGTGTGATCGTCAGAGGACTTTGCATCAGGGCATGAAGCGCGGCGAAGTCGCCGTGAACGGTCAACACAAGCGTTTGCACGGTATCGCCAGACGCATCAACCCTAGACTTTAACTGGGATATTGAGCCCTTCAATTCCATACTTCCTCCTTAGTTCCTTCATTCCTTCTCGATACTTTTTTAGGTAGATTTTTCGCTTATCGCTGTTTCTTTGTCGTTCTTCATTTCTCTTCCCAGCGGGTGTTTTTCTGAATCGTTTGCTTTTTTCTCTTAAACAAATTCGACATCTGCGAGAATTCTTTTTCGTTATGTATGTATTTTCTTTTGAAAACTCATGTCCATTCATGCAATGAGTTTTTTTATGGTTTACAGATGTGACCCCTGTGCCGCGCAAGATGTTTTCTTTCTGAGTGACTTGCTGTAAATGCTCTGGGTTTACGCATTTCCTTACACGGCACAGGTGGTCTATCTGATAACCATCTTTAATATCTCCGACAAACTTCTGGTAGGAATACCTATGAGCAAGTGCATACTTTCCGTCTACCCAATACATTCCATATCCTTTGGTTGATGGTGTCGAATTCCACAACCAACAACCATCCGTTTTATTCACTTTGGAAAAGAAACGATCAGTAGGCGGAAGATTGCTCATTTTTTAGCCTTTAACCTTAATCATTGAATGGGCTCTCATCGACGGTTTTATCTGCGTTTTCAGTCATCGGAGATATGGCCTCAAACCGATTGTTTTTCTTACCCTGATATTCATCGATTGAGACTTTCCCCATAAACGATTTACCGACCCATTTATCGGGCACAACTCGAGACTTTGATTCAACGTCAAACCCTAAGCATTTGACGAAGTGTTTAGCCATTCCTGATCCCTTTTTGTCCTCTGGAAGGAATACAACCCAGTGCCAGATTTGCTGATCGCGGTAACGCGGGTCAATACATGAAGCGACAACCTTAACCATAGGGTTGAAGCTTTTCGATTTGCCCTCTTCCGCTTCCAGAATTCGGAATGGATACCATCCCGGTTCAATCAGGAAATCGTCCTTCACTTTTGAGAAGTCGTAATCGAAACTCACGCCGCCACCTCCTTGATGTCGCCTTTGATTTTCTTTTCTAGGAATGCGATTACCTTCTGAATGTTCTCCGCACTCATCTCCGACCAGTCGCTGGCCTCGTCTTTTGCCATCCACTTGTCGATTTGTTCTTCTTCGATTTTGAGGAGTTCGGTAAGGTGTCGAACCTTTGCCACCTGATCGGGAGATGCCAGAATCAACTGGGTAACTTCTCCGTTAACAATCTCTTCTCCGTAGTGCTTTGAGAAGATTTTGTAATCCAGCGGGTAGTCTGTTCCTTCAGGTAGTGTGTCGATCCGCGTCTTTTTGACGTAGAAGGATCGCTCCTGTCCAACCTTCTGAACTTCCAGCCAGAGATCAAGGTCGTACTCGAATTTCTCGAATCCGTCGAACGTCGTTCCGACGCACGTAACCTCTGATCCGCGCCGTTCCCATTTATCCTTTGTGTGGCAGATCAGGATCACTGTCATGTCAATCCGATCGATCCACCGTAGAAGCTGGCGGCTGGGCTTATTCGCTTCCTTTTTGTCGCGCCCGAAGTCTGATCCGATCTTTGGGTTTTCTTCCGCAATGGCGGCGGCGATGTTGTAAAGCTTTGTGTATGAGTCAATAATCAGTGTCTTGTAGTCATGCTTTGAAGTCGCTAACTCTTTGACTTCCTCAATCACAGTTTTGAAATCCTGTGATCCCTGATCCTTGCCCATGTACCCGCCGCCGACCTTAATCAGTTTGTCTGTGTACTGTTCACGCGTTGCGCCGCCTTCCGTGTCGATCAAGTAAGGCTTAGGGAAATTCAATGCAAACATCGTTTTACCTGCGCCAGACTTCCCACTCAACATGAACTTCGGCTTTCCCGGCTTTACTACTTCTGCTTTGACTCCTCTTAGTGCCATTTGCTTCTCCTTTACGTGTTTTGGATCGCGCCCGATCTTCTGTAAATTGGTGTCCCGTATAGATCACGGTTAAATTTGGATCTGGCCTTTGCTCTATCCTCCAGCCATTGCTCCATCTCAAAATCCTCGTCATACCCAGACTGGTCTATTTCGCAGTCGTTTGCTTTTTCAATCTCAATAAGAATGGGTTCCATTCAAGCCGCCTTCACAGAACTGATCGCACGGTCGAACCGACGCATCATTTCTCTGGCTTTGCGTCGCGCTCGTCGTTCCATTGCGTGCGCCGGACACTCGTTTGTCCATGCTGTATAGTCGCCGTGGTTGTCAAACGTCGTCTCTGTACTGCATGAGCTGAAAAACAACCTGTGAACCGGGCAGTAATTGACTACACAAGCATCGTCTTCGCACTGGTTCCGATAGCTTCTTTTTGTTAAAAAATTTTTCCGAACCTTAAACCGACACCATTCAGTCCGCAGTTTCATCGAACCGGCCTCGGAGGAAGTTCGAGCGATCCCCAGATCTGCCATAAGATGTGAAATCCGTTCCGGATTGCGTTCTTTTTATCCCGGGAATGCCGGATCTTTCGGACTCTCCGGGAAAGCCGGGAAGTTAAGCCCTTCGTGAGCCTTTCTCCGTAGTTGTTATTCATGGTCGGCTCCGGCGATTTTGATTCGCTTGAGTACGGGTGTTTTGATCTCGTTAGGCCCGTCAACCGAAACCTTGCTTTCAAACTCACTTTTGAAGTGAGGATGGAAAACGCCATCCATCGGTTTATGGGTAGTCGTCGCACAGCCAGAAAGAAGAACTGCAGACGTTAATAAAAGGATCTTCATTGGTTGATCCTCCCGACATACTTCCGAAGCAACTCGTTGTGCTTTTCCGTCAGTTCATTGTCGAGTTTTTCCTGATATCGATCCGATCTAGCCCCGACCTTTAGGATCGCCAGTAAACACAGCACCAGACACGAAACAAACCCTGCTCCACAAAGCAACGCTAGTTTCACAATGTCCTCCCGTAGTTTGATTTCTCCTGCTCTTGCATCCACGACAACAAAGTCGAAGCACGGAACCGGGTAGAGCCGCCAATCTTCACGGCTGGAAGTTTCCCCTTGGAGCAAAGTTTGTAGACGGTTGATTTTTTGATTTTGAACTTGGCAACCACGTCGCTTACAGTCAGAAGTTCAATTTCTTGCAATGCGGAGGTGTTCATCTTGTTACACTCCCGTAATAATTGAATGGTTGACTGATGCACATGGATTTGAAAGCATCCGCAAATAAAGAAGCCCCGTCCGCAACGAACGGGCAGTTCGGAGCAACGGACGGGGCAAATAGAAAAGCCGACCCTGATTCAGGCTCGGCTGTGTTTTGTTTCATTTGAAGCTCCTGTGTACTGCGCCCGTTCGTTAATGTTTTTCATAGTGTGTACCCTAGGTACACCCAAGGTATACCATGAGTGACATTTCGGTGTCAATAGGAAAATTTATCGTCGATGAGTGAAGAAAAAGAAAGATTGGTTGTGAAAATGTCAGAGCATTTTTTCCAAATGCTCGATGCTTTATGCGCGCGCCACGACAGCGACCGGACGCATATGATCCGTCGCCTTATAGAGGAGGCGCATCAAAAGATGCTGGCGGGTGGAACTCCGTTACAGGAGCTTTTGGAAATGTTGAAAACTACACAACTTGGAGAAGTTCGGGGGCGCGTAACCGGCTCAACGCTTGTTGAATCACAGCCTGATGCTGAAGAAGTGAAGCCTCGTCGAAAACGAGCGTAATAGATCTTTTTTCGTCCAGTTCAATTTTGATTTCGACGGTCGTCATAAAGTCCCCTCTGACTTTTGTTGGACGGCTGTGCAGTAAATAATACGAACGTATGAGTGTCAAGAAGTCCACATAGGTTAGAGTCAAAATGCGCGAATTTATTCACTTATTTTCGCGGGAGGAAACAAAATGAACCGAAAGACCCTTGTCATTGCTGTTCTGTTATCTGGATTGTCGTTTTCTTACGCTGAACGCAAGCAACATGGATACGGTGGATATTCTGGGTACGAAGGATATGGTGGATATGGCACTGGATCTAATTCAAAGTCTACGCAAGTAGATGGTTATTCACGAAGAGATGGAACGTATGTCCAGCCGCACCAGCGGACTGTTCCTAATAACACAGAATCAGACAACTACAACACATACGGAAACTACAATCCGTACTCCGGGAAGTCTGGCAGGAATAGAAGAGACTACGACTCCGATCCTTACGACAACCGCTAGATGTGGCTTGGATAGAAAAGACAATCTCTGGTCGATACCGGATCAGGGATAGAGACGCATCCGGAAAAACCTTCACCGCAATAAAAGACGCTGGCATATACCACGCTACTGCAGAAGAGATCCGGAAACGGTACGAAGACCAGATTTCGCGGCAGACTGCCGGGATATCAACTCCGGGCCGCCTTCTATTAGAAGCCGCTTCCCTGTGGCTGAACTCAAAACCACTCGCGCCAAAGACGCTCAACAAATACAAAACAGACCTTGATCGATTCTCGCGGCATATGGCAATTACATCCCTAGGCGACCTGTCAGCCGAAAAGCTGGAAGCGTGGGCGGCGGGGATGAGAGGCGGGGTGTTTACCTATAGCCGGGGCGGTCCTCAAATCCGATATAACGAACATGGGATAAACAGCGCAATGTCGTCCGTTCGCGTTTTTTGTCGGTTTTGCGCCTCGCGCGGATGGATACCGGAGCAGGTATTGAAAGGCGCGACCGTTCACCGCGTGCCGAGTCCCCGCCGATTCCTCAAACGTCAAGACATTCTTACTTTCATCCGTTCATGCGGGAAGCCCCTGCGGAAGCTGATCCTTTTCGGGCTTTATACCGGTATGCGGTCGAGCGAGGTTCTGGCGGCTCAGTGGGAGCATATCGAAGGCGGTGTTTTGCGGATACCAAAGGCAAAGCGTCATCTACAGCGATCTGTACCCCTTCACCCCAGACTACTTTCGATTCTACGGCCCAAAAACAAGCGCGGGGCTATCTTCCACGGCTGGTCAAAGGATCGGCTGTCTACGGCCCGGCGGCGCGCTATGGCGAGGGCTGGAATGGGCCGGGTGAGGTTCCACGACCTCCGGCATTCGTTCATTCGCAACTTTCTGGTGTCTGGCGCGGGGGATATCGCCCAGCTCCGAGGCATCACCGGACACCAGAGCCTTGCCAGCCTTCAAACCTACGCCCATTTCGATGCCGCCGACCTGTCAAAGGCAATGGGGAAGGTCAGGATTCAGTAGGCCGCACCCTGTCTTTGTTCCAGTACGGACTTTTGCATTTCGGGCATCGTTTCGGTGGGTGTTGGATTCGTGGAATCCATTTGTGCCAGCACCGATTGCAGACCATTCGTGTAATTTCAGACGCTTCAATTGGAGACATTGGTTTTATTTTTCTGTTCCATGTAGCATTTTCTGCATCGTCGAGATTTTGCAGGTTTTGGGCAATTGTTTCCGGGAACTTCCGGAGACCATGTGTGTCCACACTTCAGCCATATAAGCCATCCGTTCCGTTCTACTTTTTCAACAGGAACTAATGGGCATGGGTTTTTGTATCTCATAATTATTTCACCTCATCATCTGCGTGTGACCTAAAGTTTGAGCAAAATAAAATAGGCTCTTCCTGTAAAACAGCCTTTACTTTTTTACCAGCAATAACCTCCTTAACAGCACACGAAAAACACAAG